GGATTCTCTGGATTGTGTGGCGTATGTAACGCCTTGAGAATAAAATCGTAATGAAATTGTAGCCGGCTCTCTAAGGGTACTAACGCGCCCGTAAAGATTCCGCGTAGTTCTTCAGGTTCTAACGGATTTCGTGACGGTAAATATAGAACAAGACCTTGTGTATCTTTGCCACGCCGACCCGCACGACCTGCCATCTGTATATATTCATCCGGTCGTAGTGGACGAAACCCGCCGCTATCCGAAGGTTTCTTGAGGTCTAAGAATACAACCGTTCGTGCTGGCATATTGAGACCGACCGCAAACGTTTCTGTACAAAACAGCACTCGGATATACCCACGTGCAAATAGGATTTCAACGATTTCTTTGAGAAGTGGTAGAAGACCACTGTGATGAAACGCGATTCCGCGTTCTAAGAGTCGTGTGATTTGATGAAATTGCGGAAGATGTTTGAGTGTTTCGTCGTATTTATGAAGATGAAAACTGATAATATGTTTGACAGCCGATGTATCTGAGGAATCTATAAGCGAACCTGTGACGAGGTCTGCGTACCGTTCGCATTCTTTACGACTGAATACGAAGAACAAGGCGGGAAGTAAGTCTTTCCGTTTCAGGTCATCGATGCATTGATTGAGTGTATGTGTGAAATGTACCGCTTTGACTTTGCCTTCTTTACCGGCTACAGAATCACCGGCGGCGTTTGCTGCGGCTACGCGTTTCACCCAATCCTCGGCAGCTTTTATCCGTGCATCCTTCGTACGCAACCAAGCTTTATAGACCTCTGCTTGATACGGCGCTTCATCACCTGATTTGAGCGCCTGTATTGGCAAGGGCTCTTTCGTAGGATCGTACAAAGCATGAACAAGTGGTACAATACGATGGCTTGTTTTTAGGAGCACAATCGGTTTCTGTTTCGCTGCCCCGACCCATTCCGCGAATAATTCAGGGGAATCTATGGTTGCTGAAAGAAGAATCAACCGAATCGCTGGTGGTAGAAGGATCAGAATCTCTTCCCATACGTGACCGCGTTCAGGGTCATTGATATAATGAACTTCGTCAAATACAACCGCTTCAACATCCGCAAGAGATAATTGCGCGGATATACCGATTGACGCTGTACTCGTATTTTGTTTATAGAGTAGATTTCGTAGAATTTCGGTTGTCATAATGACAATATCGGCTTCTGGATTTGATTTAATATCACCTGTCATAATTCCAACCGAATTCCCAGGGAAAAGATGTTTGAGGTCGTGGTATTTTTGGTTACTCAATGATTTTATAGGCGTTGTATAAAAGACACGTTTCTTATTCCGTAACGAATATGCAATTTGATATTCAGCGACTAATGTTTTTCCTGAACCCGTTTTTGCCGTTACAAGTACGTTATCTCCGCGATGTATCGCAGCAACCGCGTGTTGTTGCCATATATCGAGTGGGAATGTATAGTTGATTGCGGGGTCATCGGGTATTGTGGGTGCATCTGTAGGTATTTTAAGCATGGTTGTTGATTTGTTTGTGTTTAAGATGTGAGAATGTCAATTTTGTGCTACATGGCGATATTGTGAACCAACACTTTACAACTCGCCCCAATAATTCAAGGTAGGGCTGGATAGCTCCAATTAATACTATATGATTAATTAGTATCATAAACAGAAATTTAATTTATGTTTATACAATGTTAATGATACTAATCTATATTCATGGATTTCCTTGCAGGGGTTAAAAAGGGGGGGAGATATCCCCCTTAATTAAAGGGAAAGATCCCCGTGAAATTTTAAAACTCGCCCCAATAAATATGAGCCATCCACTTAATGATACTTTTGATGCGTTTTTATCAAAAACAGGAACGGGTAAGAAACTGATATTAATAGGTGAAGTACATCAGGCTTCACCTTCTAGTAGAAATCAAGCTGGTGATTTTGATACTCTAGTTGGAAAGCAAATACATATAATTGAAACTATCAAACAAAAAATCCCATCACCGCATTTGTATTTTGAACTACCGATGTCAATCGCTACGCAAGTTCGTACAAGTTCTAAATTTGAAACACTAACACCATATCATTTACTAAAGTATAATACTACGAAAGGTCATCTACCCGAACATTTTGCGAAACTCGAAGGATCCACGGCAAAATTAATGGCTAGAGCGGGTCCTCCACTAGAACGAGCGAACGACCACATTTACGCGGCAGAAATAAAAGACGTTATGAAATCTTGCGATTGCTTAATCGTAATAATTGGATTAGCACATTTACCCGTGTTACGTTATTGGTTACGTGAATTCAATCCGCTCTGCGTGAATGCTACGTTTAAATTAGATACAGTGGAAACCCGACAAAATGTATATGAAATGATTCCTGAATTAAGAGGAATGGGTGAGGATTTTGATTTATTTAAGCTAGCACCTTTTTTTGAAGATCCAGACGCAAAAAAATGGGGTAAAGAATGGATTATGAGTGCGAGACCTTCGGTGTCACCTTTATCCTCGGCTGTAGGAGCAGGAGTAGGAGCAGCCGTTCCTGTAGCAGGAGCAGGACCAGGAGAACCAGGATCAGCATCCGCGAATATGAATTCTATAAGTAAAAACATATCAGCTAAAGAATTAAGGAAAGTGTGTCAATCAAAAGGTATAAATTGTACTGGGTTTTCTGAAAAATCTGAATATTTAAATGCTCTTAGAGCAAAGGGTGTAACAATAAGAGAGAGGTCTAGAAAATCCCGCAGACGAAACACTAGAAAAAATAGGAATATCTAAAATGGACCTAAAACGGTTGGAGCCGTAAATACAGCCAATGCATCTAACAATCTCGTCTTATTCAATATCATTGCCACATGTCCTTCGCCACATTTTAGATACAATTTCTGAGTTTCCTCTGGTGAAAAGAAATTATAAATCCGGCAGACAATTTCAAGAAGGAATACAATATCTTCAAAACAATATCCAGACGACCAAAGATTCAATAATGATTTAAGAGTATTCACGCGATTTCCGGCAAGAATAGCGCGTCCAAGGGTTTCTAATTGCCGTACCGGTGGCGCATTCACTATGGCTTGTACATCTGCAGCACTGACTTCCGTCATACCCGTGGATTCTAAAATCTGATGGAAGAGTTTATACAAACGGGCATTTCCGAGAGACATACTCATCATCCATGCGTCAGCATCGGTACCAATATGTATCTTTGAATTACGATGAAAAAACGATTTATGAAAGACTAGATTCACAGGTAGAAACTGTAACATCACACATCGGCTTTGTAGTGGTTCAATAAACGGCTCAGGACCCGATGCGACAAAAAGGAACCGTGTGAACGGTTCGTATATTTCTAGAATACGACGGAGCGCCTGTTGACTCACAATCGGTACACTATCTGCGTCGTCCATCCAAACCCATGCTTTCACGCTCGGATAACGTCGTGTTCGTCGAACAAATTCGGTCAAATGACCACGAATCGTACCAATCCCACGGTCTTCTACGCTATTGAGTAGTAAAATGTAATTATTATGTTCATTTTCAGGAACGTTCTGTTTTGTTAAATACGCATGAATAAACGCACGCGCCATAGATGTCTTACCGCATCCCGGTGGACCAAAAAACATTAAATGGGGTGGATTATCAATGTGATTCTTTAGAAACGTTGTTATATGATTTTGACTAACGAGACTGTCCATATTTGATATACTCTATGATTTCGTGTTTTAGACCTATGGAACCAGTCTAAAACAAGTAACATTGCGAATACATAGAATGCCCGATTACTATAAAGCACTCGGAGTCGATCGTGATGCGACACCCGAGGTTATTCGAAAAGCCTATCGTAGTTTAGCGCGTGAAAAACATCCCGATAAGGGTGGAAATGCGGAGGAATTTCAGGTTATTCAGCAGGCGCATGAGGTTCTAACAGATGCTGAACGGCGTAGAATTTACGATATGACAGGGTCCGATAATCCACAAGGCAGTGGAATGAGTGGTATGGCAGCGGGTGGCATACCCTTTAATTTTATGCCTGGCATGGGACCGTTTGGTATGCCAGGCGTGAATTTTGATTTTGGGGGTATATTTGGGCAGATGTTTGGAGGACAACCGCAAGCACAAAATCAACCTCGTCGTGGCAACGGACCGAATAAGCATCACGATATTGGACTCAAATTATCGGATTTTTTCAAAGGAAAGGATATTAAACTCAAATTCAATCAAGCACGCCGTTGTATTCCGTGCAGCGGTTCAGGCGCTGAACATTCTGAGTCATGTGGTCAATGTGGAGGTAGCGGTGTGCGCACGATTACGCGTCAAATTGGACCAGGTATGATGGCACAAACACGTGCGGCGTGCGATATGTGCCGCGGCGAAGGACGTAAAGTTGTTCGTTCTTGTAAAAATTGTAACGGAAAGCGATTTTCAGAACAGGAAAAAGAACTTGCGATTCATATTCTTCCAGGAATGCGAGAAGGTGAAAACGTTGTATTCTCTGGTGAATGTTCGGATACCCTAGAGTACGAATCGCCTGGTGATGTTGTACTAACACTACGCCGCGCGGATATGGGTATTGGTGAAACAGACGAATTTGAATGGAAAGGCGATGATTTATGGATTCGTAAGGAGATTTCGTTTGCGGAATCGGTTTTAGGATTTCAATTTGAATTTACGGACCATCCAAACGGAAGTAAACCAACCTTTGTATGGCGTAACGGTCCATTGATTCATGGTGCTGCGCTAACTGTTCCGTCCCTTGGTATGCCAAAGAAAGGCGGAGGATTTGGTAATTTGGTTGTTCAAATTCTAGTCATTCCACCACCTGTTGTTGGATTTACAGCGGAAGATGCTGCGAAACTACAATCCATTTTAGGTGGTACATCAGTATCACTTTCCGAACCAGCAGAATCGTTTACACTCTTTTCTGCGCAATCACTTCTAACAATTGAAAAATAAATACCTCACAATATAGAATGGCAGGAAGACCACCAGCAGAACCGTTTCCTATACCTGAAGGAATTTCAAGATATTATGGTGATATCGTTGCTGAATTAGGAACCTTAAATGGTGGAGAAGCTGGGCGTAATCCTGTCGCGAAAGCATTCGTGTATGAGATAATTCAAAGACAAAGTCCAAGTAAAAAAGTTGGAGCAATTTATGGCGACCTTCAGTGTGCTATTTCGCATAATTTATTAGGTAATTGCGGTCATAGTAAATCCGCGAATAATGAGCCTATTACATTAGCATGCGGACATACGTTTTGCCGCGGTTGCGTACTTTCACTAGGTGCCGACCCTTCGTGTGTAACATGTGGTTCGCGTGTATTAAAGCCTGAGACGCTTGGACTACGTGCAACCAATCATACCTTAGCCGGTATTCTAGTACCACTGAATAGAGTTCCCGGTTTTTTTCCAAGTGATTTTCCAGACCAATTGAAGCATGTAACAAATATATTTTTATATGGATTTGACGAAATAAAAAGAAATGGCTATGAACCAGGCATACATCCTATGATTCGTATAGCAATCTATAGTATTATTCAATCACAAAGCAGAAGTCGCGAAAACGGCGCAGTCTATGATGAATTAAAATGCGCAATTCATGGTGGATTACTCGGAAACCGAGGATATCCAAGTATGAATCATAACGATCCGGTAACATTATCGTGTGGTCATACGTTTTGTAGGGGATGTTTACTTTCACCTGCGGTTGTATTAGCGTGTCCAACATGTCGTGAAAATATTGTGTATGATGTTGTTACTATGCCTCCTTCTGCAGAAATTTTAAAACTTGTGCGAGACCGATTGAAACCGGCAGGCGCAATTGTAAGGGCAGGAGCAGGAGGGGGAGCAGCTACGGGAGTCGCAAGAGGGGGAGGAGGAGGAGCAGGAGCAGGAGCAGCGGGAGGCGGAGCAGGATATTACGGAAGAGGAGGAGCGTATCGCTATCGTAGAGGAGGCTCACGAAAGAAAATAGTAAAACGCAAACACAATTCCAGAAGACGTAGGTAAATGTACAAGTGTTGAATTTCAAACATTTTATCGTATTGAATACTATAAAATGTGTATTATTTATTGACTCATGTTGTCACATTATTTGCGGTTCTTACGGGACGCTTTGCGGTTCTTACGGGACGCTTTGCGGTTCTTACGGGACGCTTTGCGCGAACGGCGTGCCCCCTTCTGTACATACGAATTATTCGGTCCTACGAAACTCGGTACAACCTGGTTTTCTGTGTACCACTGCGGGTTTAAGAATGCCGCGGGTTCTTCTTGAGGCGTAAGAATCATAGACGGTGCTTTGATATCCGCCATACCTCCGCGTTGCATGTGATTACTGCGATTACGGCGCGTTCTACGCGCACCACCATTCATTCCGTATTTACCCGCAAACTGAGGGAGTTGTCCAAACGCACTATCTAATTTTCCAATATCCGCTGCGGCACGCATATCCTGAGGCAATACCGAATCAAACGATGTCGGGTAATCCGCAAGAGCACCTCCACGCATCCGGAAACGTCGTCCGCCCTTTACATTGTAATTTGCTTTACGAACCATCTCATTAGGGGGGAGAAAAGAAGATTGAATTGTGTCAAGATACGACCTGTCGGCTTCTGCAACTCCACCACGCTGACGGCGATGACTGCGATGACTGCGATAACTGCGTATACGCCGACCACCATGGTACGAACGCGTCATACGCGCGAATTCCTGACCTTGCGATAAAGACGATGTAGCGTTAAATTGTTGAACGCACACAGGGCTTGTGCATCCGTCGGTCTGAATAGGGTAGTCTACTTTCGGTTGCATTTCTATTCTATTATCATTATTTTATTATTGAATAATGATAATAAGTTTGTATTGCTGTGACCAAAAAACCAAAAAACCAAAAAACCAAAAACCAAACTCGTTACGCCGTTGGAGCAGATATCGTCTTCTTCTTCGTCGCACCCGAAATAATATAAATACTGTTTTCTGTAATGACGATGAAATCTTCCGAAACCTTGAAAATCTTTTGAATAGGCGACGTGTATTCCTCTTCCGAACGAACGAGCATCTTTTCCTTTGTTCCAGCATCCTCACCTAAAAATGCCTTTCCGTCACGGGTATCCATGTAATAATCGAACATAACAGGCTTATCCTGTTCAATCGCAAGGCGAGCAGCGTGTTTCAGTGTTTTCTCATTTGGCAGACCAACTTCGGTGGCTGTGATAGCGGAGGACGGTGCAGACATGGTTTCTGTTCGGGAAAAGGAAGACTTTTGTTGAATTTAGACGCATCCCATTTTGACAATATTTCGTGGGCACGGATGTGCAATCCATCCCGATGAACTTCGGGAACTCTTTTTAACTTTTTCAACGACTGCGGTTTCCGATTCCGGAAGTACATATTGTTTTCTCAAAATCTCATCCGCGTGTTTTGTAAAGACACTTTTAATAAACTCATACGCTTCATTAATTTGAGCGATTGTTCGAGCACCTGTAATAATAACTTGCCCAGTTTGAAACGGACTTATCGTGATTTTTTTACATTCTCCGATTTTTGAACCATCCCCTGTACCCTTACACAGTTTCGCACACGGACAAATACCAGGACGATGTGTCAGGGGTTTTTGCGCATTAAAGAAATACTTTGTTTTCACACCTTGATATATTGCCGATTCGTAACTGGAATTTAAACCGTACGTATCCATCAAAATACGATGTAGATTATCACGTCGTACTTTCGCACCAATACTAAAATCAGTATTGACCATTTGTATTTGCTCTTTTTGAACAATAGGGTTATCCACGAAAATAGGTTTTGCTGTGCACGTTCGTTGTAAATAACCGATTAGCCAATGAAGGGCTCCTGAAGCCATCTCTAAACTTCGTACACCCGTCATTTGAATACCACCATTCTTGAACAGTTTAATATTAATCTCCTTCCAGACCAGCGGGGATATTTCGCGTCGAACAACAAGCGTCGTTTGATTGTAGAATCCCTTCGATTCCTTGGGTTTCTGCATAATATCTTTAAAACACGTGCCTTTGAACTTACCACCATGTTCCATTTTCAACACACAATCCGTAAGGTCCCAGTATGGCGTTATGGTAATCTGGTCAAAGAGTTCATCGCGGTTAATTTTTGTACCGAGTTGCGCTGTTGTAGTAATCGTACTGATACGGAGATCTGAGAAAGTCAGCGTCGGTGCGATAAACGTTAGGTTTGCAATATCGGTTGCCATCTTGAGTATTTAAAGAGATGAAATCTTTAAGCACCTGTCAGTTTTTTCCATATCCTTACTAGAATGCCAATCAGTCGTAGACGTAGTCGCCGCGCAAGTCGCAAAAATAGCCGCCGTAATTCGCGTAAGCAACGTGGTTCGGGATATTTATCGGACCAGCAATATTTCAATCCGCAACACTTATCCGGAGTTTCGTATTCGCCCGACTTATCGACTGCGCCTACAGCCAGTATGACACGTCCTATGCTTCCTGGGACATATGTATCGCCACTTTTATCGGGCGGCTCGCGTAGAACCAGTCGCCGCCGTCGCAATAGCCGTCGCTAAACGATTATCTAACTGTATAATAAGATGCCGTACAAAAGGCGTCAAACACGAAAACGAAAGAGTCAATCTCGAAAAACCCGAAAATCGCAGATTGGCGGGTTTTTCCCAAGTGTTATGGGTGGATTTCTAGCGAATGCACAAGCAACTGTATTACCAATGGCAGCATTTCGGGTATTTCGTACCTTTACATCGAGTCGTAAAAATAACAAATAACTGCGTTTGAATTCAGAATCATCCTATCTAAACGCACCATTATGTTCGTATCTCATACGAGCGTAATGGAAAACAAAGCCGATTATGTATTTTATGCTCGAACCGTGAAAGCGTCCCCAATACGTACATTGGTCGACGCAGTCAAGGATATTTTGACGGAGGTCAATTTGGAGATTGATGCGGCGGGCATTAAAATCATGGCTATGGACGGTACGCATACAATCCTTGTTCATATGCGACTGTATGCTGACCGTTTTGATGAATTCCACTGCTCCCAAAAATGTATTCTTGGTGTGGACTTTGTGAATTTCAATAAGATGGTCAAACAAATCAAGAATGAGGATTCTCTGTTGCTCTTTATGGAACGTTCTAATATGTCCCGGCTTGGCATTCGTATCATGAATGGCGAGAAACAGATGGTTACGAATAAATACTTGAATCTTATGGAGCTTGATATTAAGCCTATTGAAATTCCCCCGGTTCACTTTCCGTCGGTCATCAGTATGCCCAGCCTTGACTTCCAAAATATCATTAAAGACCTTCTACAACTCGGCGATAAGGTCGAAATCAAATCTGCTGAAAACGAATTGAGTTTCCGGCTAGAGGGTGGCGAATTTGGGTCGCAAGAAACGATATGTTTGATGCCCAAGCCGCAAAAGGAGATTGTGCAGGGTTATTTTTCGCTGAAACCCCTTGCTCTTTTTACGAAATGCACGGCTATGTCGACAGATATTATGATTTATCTCAAAAACAACTATCCCATTATCATTGAATATTCCGTTGCGGGGCTTGGTGAAATTAAACTTGCTCTCGCACCAAGTACTCGGTCTGAGGCTTCCGGAGCAGCGACAATTCATAACTTGTAGTATCGGAAAAAATTGATAGTTAGTTTACGGTTTTGAATATGTTGGTTTCCTTACTTTCCTTACTTCCGACAATTCTTCCGTTTAATTTTCTATTTCTCTTTCTTTCCTTTGACTATAATGGCATCGTCAGATGTTTCCGTCTTTCCGTCTGGGTCATGGACACTGTATTTCCATGACCCAGACGACTCCTCGTGGGCTCCCGATTCGTACAAGAAGATTGATACCTACAGCGACTTCTCGACGCTCTGGGGAACACTCAAAAGCATTTCAACAGAACGTTTTCTATCGGGTATGTTCTTCTTGATGCGCGATCCGTATCTACCGCTGTGGGAGCATCGTTCCAATATCCAAGGCGGTTCCTACTGCCTTAAGGTACCGGAGAGTGCGGCGATTGAAACGTTTCAGCGCTACATTGCGGCGGGTCCGCTCGACCTTATTTCGCGCGATGCTGCGAATACGATTATGGGCGTCAGTATTAGCCCAAAGAAGGGCTTTCACATTATCAAAATCTGGAATACCTCGTGTCGGTTGTACAATAAGCCGAGCGAGATTCAACTGTATGGCGAGAGTATGAAAGCAGCGGACGTTTTGTATCGCCCTCACGTTGACCAGAAGTTCTAAACGCCATAGTTTTGTATTATTAGTATGTATAATAATAATATAAAAAAGATTTTTCAATTAGCGTTCTATTTAGGGCTGGATAGCTCCAATTAATACTATACGATTAATTAGTATCATAAACAGAAATGTAATTTATGTTTATACAATGTTAATGATACGAATCTAGATTCATGGATTTCATTAGAGGGGGTTACGAAAGGGGGAGATATCCCCCTTTAGTTCTAATACGTTTCTGTAATCTCTTCACCATCGCGATTTGTCCATGATACAGTAACATTTCGAATTGGAACATATTGACTTGTTACAAGACTCCATAGAGTTGCGAGTTGTAACGGAGTAAGAGTATTGCTGACTGGATTGACACGTAAATCGCCAATCCAATCTGAAATATCTATGCTTCCTACAATCTCATTCTCGAATTTCATTGAAATGAAGGGTAAGGGTCTGTATCGTCCTTCTACCGCACCGTATTGACTAAGGCGATGTGTATGTGGGTCATACCAATACGTTACGGATTGTATTGTTCGTGGTAAACGCACACACGAGGGTACAATACGTCCATCTGGAAGCAGATGCCATTGCTGTGGTTCAGGTCCTAGCCATTCGCGTGCCTTTGATTTTGTATAATTCCAATAGTCTAGTACGAGTGTACGAGCACGTTCGTACCAGGCTAAATATTCCATACTGAATGTATGTATTTGTCGTTTTTTTAGACTCTGCGATGTCTGTTTTTACGAGGTGTTTTTTTACGATATCTACGGGCGTTTTTGGTTTTACGACCTCTGCGGTGGTATCGTGTTTCCCACGTAGGACTTTGGTTATTGTTATTGTTATTGCTATTATTATTATTATTGTTATTGTTATTATTATTATTGTTATTATTGTTATTGTTATTGTTATTGTTATTGTTATTGTTATTGCTATTGCTATTTCCCTGAACCGGTACTGCACCCAGTTGTTGACGACGAATTTGTCTTCCAGCATCACATTCTGCCTGCATTCTTGCACGAGCAACCGGATCTGAAGCCCCTCCGCCATGAGCGGGTCCTCCAGCAATACAATATGGACATGGAACTACTTGCTGCGCTCCTGCGACTGCGACTGCCATTTGAGGAACGGCTTCTGCGACTGCTGTGACTTCTGTGACTGCTGTTTTGCCAGTAAAAGAAGCATTCATAGCACGTAATTGCTCTGCTATTTCGGGTTCTGTTTCATTATACATTTGCGCAAATTCTTCATACACCTCTTGTCTTTCGTCTTCTGTCAAAGGTTCATCTTGACTTTCACCGCGTAATTTTATTTCCTCTTCAATTGTGGTAACAACTTCATGTATGTTAGTACCTGTTGAAGACGCCATCTATTTATAATCATATAATTATTCACTTCCAGTACAGCAACCGCACTCCGGTTCTTCATAACAATTACAGACTTCCTTACATTTCTTATATTTATGTTTTACACTTATGAGCGATTGGTCAAAAAATATTAATGCAAGCAAAAAAATGAAAAAAAGTACGGGAAGACCTAGTAACATATATGCGGCGAATTCTAATTTCGCAGCACATAACACCCATAAAAAGGTTGTACCAATGGCTAATAAAACAAGATGTGATAGTGCGTATCTATACGCACCCCGATACAAATCAAAAAGTATAATTGATGTCATAAATAATGGGTATATTTGTGCCGGGATACACAAAGAATCCCATTTTTTGAAAAGACTATTTGCGTTCATCTATTGTAGGGGAATAATCTTTCCATTTACATACTTTCCTAGGCAATCACCGGCTTCTTCATCTGAAATGTATATATAGACTTTTGAACTAATCGTATCGTGGAAGCATTTCTTGGTCTTGCGTCCAATTTTGATATCAACGACTTCCATGTTTTCTTCTGCGTCGTCTGCCTCTTCGTCTGCGTCTGCTGCCTCCGCATCTTCTGCCTCTTCGTCTACTGCCTCTGCGTCGTCTGCCTCTTCTGCTTCTTCTGCTTCTTCTGCTGCGTCGTCTGCCTCTTCTGCCTCTTCGTCTGCGTCGTCTGCCTCTTCTTCTGCGGCGTCTGCGTCGTCTGCGTCTTCTGCTACAGGAACGACTGCCGCTACCGTCTCATCTACTTTATGCTCTTCATCCACCTCTTCGACTGTAGCCTCTTCATCTTCAACATCCTCATCTTGTTCTGTGTCCTCTGTGTCTTCTACTGCGTCATCTTCATCTGCGTCTAGTTCCTCGTCTTCCAATAAATCATCTTCCAGTAAATCATCGCCTTTTTGTACCGATTCCGGTAGTTTTGGAGAACTCAATGTTAGTACATCGTTCCGAATAGAAATCTGCTTCACCGTATCATCATCCTTCGTTACTAAACACGTGAGTGGTGGGTCCGGGTGAATAACTAGCGACGGTGGTGTATTTCGCATAGGTGGCAATGTAACTTGGATAGGCTCATACGTTTCGCGCGCCAAATAGGCGTTTGTTACAGTATTACCGAGTTCAGACGATAGAACACTATTCATCATTTTCTCATTTTCCTTCGCTTCACACAATTTAAGAACAAGTGTCAGTATTTCTTCTTCAACTATGTGAACTCGGTCCTCATGGTATTTAGAGTCTGTTCTATGCCGACTCAGTAGCACAGCAACATCGCGCATAACATATAGAGATTCATTGGGCGCCGCCATTCTAATCTTTGTCTACGAAGATGAGAATAATTCAATTTTGTTCATTTACCGAGGTGTTGAATTTGCATAGCCCATTCCACTGTAGATTCGCGTGTCTTTGTAGGTTTGCTACGGCGAAGTCGCAAACCCTGTGCTCCCGGTGAATCATATTTATGGAGAATATCATTGCGGATAAATACATTCTTTAGATTCTGGTCATAGAAATCAACCGGTTTCGTATCCATCGTCTGAATAATAGATACCATGGGTGGTGTTAATACATCAATCCGTAGTTTCTTATCTGTAATCACACCGCGGTATTCCGAAATATCGATTGACCCGCCAAACATACGAAGAACTTCACGTGGTGGTGCAGGTCTTACACCACCGACTGACGGCTCCGCATAAAGACTATTCAACAGCGCATAACGCTCCCATTGAATCTGGCTATCAATACGTTCTTTGAAAAGATACGATACTGCGCACTCACCGGTACAAAAGTTTCCATACATATACCATAATTCGTTGAGAATATGGCTGGGAATCGCGTAGGGTGCGTTTGTAAAACTGTGACAACACCAGAAACATGCCGTTTCCGTTTTTTCGGGCAGACGATTGTAACGATTCGCATCTTGAAAGAGAACCATGAGTTTCTCGGAATAATGTGATGGAAGTTTGCTCGTTGTAACTGCAGGAACAGTTTGTGTCTTTTTCGTAACCGAATCACTTTCAACACCTGAACCTTCTGGAATTCCTTCAAGAAACGAAAGTTCATCAGTACCATCATCGTACGGTTTCGGAATATGATTCACATCTGGGTCGTATTTTAGTAAATTCGAACTATGAAAATTCATATCCGATGATGTAACGGGAATATGAGCGATTAAGGGTCTTTGTTCCGATAAAAACGAACCCGTGATTCCTGAAGGTGTTACAATCGCAACAACGGGCGGCGTTTTCTTTGACGTACGCGGTTTTTTATCTTTTGCTTTTGCTTTTCCCTTTGCTTTACTCGCTACTGGCACTGATTCCTCTGCGTTGTCTTTTTCGCCTGTGTCTTCTATCGTTATTGTGTTTTCTTCCATCAGATGAATTGTATCAGGTACAGGAACGACAGTAACGACAGGAACGACAGGAATGACAG